GCCGGAAAGGCCAAGCCAGCCGCTCACGAGCGTGGCTCTAAGAAGTAACAACGTGAGCCCGGTCATCACAGAACTCTCACCCCTTGAAACGTGGACACGCCGTGGGGGTTCGAGCTACGGTAAAATGTGGCAACGCAACTACCCAGTCCAAAGCGATTCACTTAAATCCACCTTACCCTTAAATGGGTGAGGTGTGGACGCACTGAAACCCGAACCAAAACGATAAACTTAAAATGAACTCGAAAGAGAGATACAAAAACTACCTTAAATCAGATCACTGGAAAAATCTTAACGAATCAAAACGAAGTAAAAGTAAAAACCGATGTGCTATATGTGGATTTACCGGAGCCACCGATAATCATCACCTTAACTACCGAGACTGGTATTCAGTTACAACTTCAGATCTCAGGCTTATATGCCGAAGATGCCACACAATATCCCATAAGCTAACCGACTCAGGAGAAATAAAGTTTTCAAGTGAATCCCAGCATCATAGATTTGCAAAAACCAAGATGGCTGTGGCAAAGGAGCTAGGAGTTAACATGTGCCACCCTAATTTCGGAGACCCCATAAAATGGAAACACTCAGAATGCCTGGACTACTTTTGACAGAGAACAGAACAACCAAAAACGAAAGAGAACAAAAACAACGATATGCAACCAACACTAGAACAACTCAAAGCTCAGCTCGCGGAGTCCGAAGCTACGCTCAAGAGCCTTGTCTCGGCGGCTAAAGACTGCCAGGCAAAGGGAGAATCGGCATCGTACTTCGGCATGGTCATAGAAAGTAAAGACGCTGAATGCGGAGAGCTTGAAAGTAAGATCAAATACTTGGAATACCTGGAGGGCGCGCCATGAGTCTTATTTCGAATCAATCCGAAGAGATAGCCGTTCTAAAAGATAAGTTGGAGCGTGCCAATAAAACCGCGCAAATGGTAGCTCAGGCATACAGACGGCTAAAGGTAAACAACGACCGAGCTTTAGAATACGTTCAGAATCTTGAGTGGAATGAAGAGCCCAACGTTAGACGAATAATCCAAATACTTACAAACGATCAACCATGAGCACAGACTCAGATAAAACGACAGACGGCATACCAGAGAGCTCTAGGAGTAGGGTATCCGCTGAAGAAATCATCAAGGTACTCAAGGACATCAGAGCGATAAACACGGCGCTATCCGAAGACAATGTTCGGCTCATGAATGAACTAGCAGAGTGCCGAAGGGCTAGAGAGATGGACCAAGTAAGAAATTGGCCTAACCATTATCGCGAAGAATAACCATGAGCAACCTACCAGACATGCGAACCCGCGCAGCCAATGAGGCTTGGTGTATAGCCCGAATCAAGCGTAATCCCGTGATCACAGACTGGGAAGCAACGTCTAACCCTAAGCGCGCAGCAGCTTGGAATAGCCTCTTTGAAAGAGGCATAATCCGGCCCAGTAAGAAACAGCCTGAGTACCCCTACAATTCATTCACAATTAACGAACCTTTTGAGCCATGACACCAGAGTCACAGAGAGAAGTTATTGCGCGGGCCTGCGGCTGGAGATCAACAATTGAATCCTGGTACTCCCCTGAAGGCTCAGCGTGCGCTAGGTCAGTCTTTCGCAGAAAAGCTGATGAACTTATCGACGATTCTCACATACTACCAGATTACCTCAACGACCTAAACGCCATGAGGGAAGCGGAGAAGACGCTTACCCCTAAAGAGCAAGCGAGCTATGCCAGACGGCTAGCCTTCCATAACCGAGACGACGCAAGCGTATCTCACTGGATCGCGGCACACGCTAGCGCTGCTGAACGAGCTGAACAATTCCTAAAGATTAAAGGACTCTGGGTTGATGAGCGTAAGCCAGAGCCTAAGATTTCGATAGCTACCACGCCAGTAGACGCCCAAGCGGGCATCTCTCTCGTGATTAAAGAGCCACCATTTCCAATGAACCAAAACGTTAATTAGCCGTAAACTATGAGGGAACACCCTTGCTGTGCGCGGTTCGGTGGTACTATGCTTCGTTATGGGAATCAGCCAACCTATAGATTTTGTGGGTCATACCTCTACGACTACCTATGGCCCAAGCCCGATCCATCCTATTTCATACGGTAACTGGAATAGCTGCGGCTTAAGCAATGAGCCAAAACCAGATCCCAAAAAGAAAGTTCCATTTTGGCGGAACCTGGACAGCAAACGCAAACGTCCTACTATCCGTTAACAAACACTCAGCTTATGCCTCCTCCTACTGACAAAAAAAAGCCGCCGCATGTACCAAGTGTTCCGAATGTGCAGGTGTACCTCCTTCCGATTCAGCAGGAAACGCAGTTCTCCAAAGGCTCAACCTTAAAGTTTGAATCAGTCGCCACAGACGCGGACGGAGATCTTAAAAGCCACTACATCACGTTAACGGATTCTCAGAACAGGCAAGCTTGGAGTTGGAGTGAAGGTATTCTAGGCGGAAATAGATCTATCTCGATTAAGCAGGGTACATACACCTTTAACGAGGAAGGAACCTATACCCTAAGAGCTGCATGTGACACGCGGAAGTCTCCCAACTCTTGGGTAGTCTCAGCTACGTTAACTCTCTCAATTGTTGCAGGTGTAGTTCCAGGTACAGGCGGAGGCGGCGCTGGAGGCGCGGGCGGTCCTGTTACTCCTCCTCCGGTGACTCCTCCGCCACCTCCTCCTCCTCCGATAGATCCGGGTCCACCTCCTTACGATCCGCCTCCAGTTATCCCGGCAGGTCCTATCCTAGACGTACCTCTGCCTTACACAGCAGGGCCTATTCCTTTCGCGTTACTAGGCGATTCAATGTACTTTGATAAGAGTGGCCAGGGTAACCCCGCCGACCTCGTAGCAGCTGCAGCAACCACCGCCACAGGCGAAACCTGTACCCTCAAGATCAACGCTTCGGTAGACGGCGCATCCTCGGCCTACATTGTCGATACTCCTGGACTCCTCTCAGCTAAGTGTGCCGCGATTAAGGCATCGGGGGCCAAGGTTACGCTGGTCCGTTTCGGGCACAACGATTCCAAGGTAGGTGTAGCCCTAACCAAGGAAGTCTTTAAAACCAAGATGCAGGCGATCTGCCAGGCGTTGGTCACTGAAGGTGAACAGACTGTAGTCCTGCAATACCCGATCAATATCCAGGAAGGATCCTATAACGGGCTATGGACTAGGGCTAGCCTGCAACTCTTGGAATCCTATCTGCCAATGCTAGATCAGGTCTGCAACCAGACGACTATCCGGCAGGGCAATCGCTCGCTCTTCGTACACTTCACGACGCATCCAGATCAACAGTTTGACGGAGTACATCCTTGGTACGAAGGCATCGCGGCACTAGCGAATGGCGACGCTATGGGCATGAAGTACGCGCTAAAGCCTGTAGCTAGCATGCCTGTAGCCCGCAATCAGGACGGCACCGTAAACGCGGCAGGCTACGCAGCCTATTGGAAAACCGAAGATCCTAGGGCTTGGTCTCGCCACTGGGGCCCAACCTGGCAGGAGAAGAATCCCAACGGCACAGAGGACCGAGACGAGCTATTCACTAAAGAGCTTAAGTACGACGGACAGATCTACGATAGGCTTGGCGAAGGTGTTCCTGTGCCTCCTATCGACGGATCTCTCCAGGACCCAGGGCATGACATGCACCCGGTAAACTGCGCTGCGCAAGTCATCCCGCGCACAGACGGGCCAACTCACCCAGCCGTAGACCCTGGCGTTAACAATTTCTTCTTTGGCCTACCAAACTATTGCGTAGATCCCAACGACCCCGCCAACTGGAATCCAGATCCGTATATCCGTAACCTCCTCATGCTGGATCATCGGCAAAGGACGATCCGGCTTAACGACGATTACTGGATGAGCCTCCAGGGCGGAGACTACAACTCAGACGGCGGCACAGTTACATTCCACTCCGAGGACCGCATCAATCACTGCGGCCTGGATAAGTTCCAAGGCTCAGCTCAGTATAACCTTTGCTTTGCTCTTCAACCCAAACGCAATTCTGGAGGCTTCCTGCGCGATTCTACGCTATGGACACTCTATGCCCATCTCTACAAGCGCCAGGACCCCTACGGTGCAGCAGGAGAGCCACTAGCTACCGCTATTAGTCGGCTCCCAAGTAACCCAATTTGGTCGGACCGAGCGAACTTCATCAACTCTTCGGAAGCCTGGATTGACGATGCTTACGGCGCGGGCACAACTCAGCCACTCGATACTTCCCGCGATGGAGATAAGTTTCCTGTTCCCGTAGGAGGTTTTCTTCCCGGCGAAGTCCCCGGACCATTCGCTATCTCAACGATGAACGAGTTCAAAGCCTCTATCGTCTGGGATACCAATCGCCACGTAGCCAAGGTTGTCGTATTCGCTATGCAAGGCTGGGGCCTACCGGGGCACAGTCCTCCCTACATCGGCTTCAGTAATGAAGGTTCTTGGACCAAGTGCCAGCGCATTGATGAGTTCGATCTCTTCAACATGGATGGTGTGCGCGTTAACTTTCCAACGTCCATCTGCTTCGCCACAGACGCTACGCTTAAGCCGGTCAATCCAGATCCCGGCCTAATCAACCTAGCAGACGCGGGCCAACGCGCAGGCTACCGCAATAGTTCCCTGGATAATTCTGGCACGTACTCTTCATTTGCTCGCTCTGGATGCATTGCCGTAGCTTCTAAAACCGAAGGAGAGTTTCTTGTTTACGATTGCACAGCCTTTATCCTGGACATCTGGAATAAGTACCTAGAGCCAGACCAGACAACCTGGCAGGCCACGCAGAACGCGATGAACGCTGGCACGTTCCCCTCAAACTGGCAGGGCGGCAACGCTGGCCTAAAGCCTACTCTTGTTTACTCGGCTAAGGTAACTAAGCCTACGTGCCTATTAGCTTCAGGTGGATTAACCAACTCTCACTTTGGCGATTGGTCTGCCGACTTTGAAAAGATCCTAATCGGCACAGAGTCCGGCCTAGTTCACGTCTGTTCCATCGCGCCCTTCATGGACAGGTACAAATTCGGCTACTTCTCCGGCGCTCCCGTACAGATCTATGGTTCATTCCAGGTTGGCTCGGTTGGCTGCAACATCACGCAAATGTTCTGGTCCCGCTTTGACTCTTACTACGGCCAAGTACAAGCCGCTGGCGTTATGGACGAGGGGCAGAACCCTCAAGCGTTCGGTCAGAGTTTCTTCGCCGTAGCCCGCGCAGACCGCGCAGTCTATTCCTATGTCACTAGGTTTGCTGGAAATCGCGGCGTAATCGGCGGCATGTACCGCAAGATCACCGACAAGAGAATCCAGGACCCAGTCTGCGCCTGCGTTGCTACCAGAAACCTAGCACTCCACATCGGAGACTACAGCCAGAACATCATTCACGGTATCCAGTTTGGCGGCGTGAGTCGCGGCGCAATCTACGACTCAGCTCGCGGCGTAACTATCTATGGTGGTTTCTATTCTCCTCCAGATCCTACCGGACAACGTGGATGGAGTTATACGGGCTCGTTCCGTGTCGGCGGTTCTCCGTTTCGGGTATCACTTGATAATATGAATTGATCAAGTGCTTAATATTCAATAACTTATGTCATTTCAAAGAGAAGATATCAGAGCTATCATAGCCGCAAATCCAAACCCTAGCCAACAGTGGATTCATGAGGCCCTCATGCGACCGTGGAATAAGCCCAACCCAGACGAAAAAGACTGGGCTGAGTACTCGGCGGCAATAACCACCGTACTGGTTAGGCGAATGCCGAAGGAAATAGACATTCCGTGGCTAAAGCCTAACGTGCGTGCTGCCGAGAATACCGATCCTATCAAGCGCGTAAATAATCCAGACGATCGCGAGGATTATTCCCAGTATCTGAAGCGGGACTCCGCCCATAAAGGGGAGTTTTGTCGCGATGAAATACACAAGAGCCAGGATTAACCCGACGATTAGGATAGCCAATAGAGCCTCGATCATAATGCGGCCAAGCGTATCAGCTATTCGTCAATGAGGCTATCAGGCCGGGACACCCAACACTCCATAGGGGGATTTCTAACGTCAGGCTCTTTAATAAGCACCAACAAGCCCGCATGCGCCTTATGCGCGGCACAGTATCCAAGCTCTGCACGGTAACCACCTTGGCTCAGGATCACTAGCTTACGCACGATCTCCTTGTCCTGGTCATCGTTGCTAGAGCTCCAGTCACGCCTATGCGGGCAGGCCATACACGTTTCAATTCGCTTGGTTGCCAACTTGAGCGGGATAAGCTTACCGGGCGGCGTGCGCCACAGTCTGTTAGTGAAATAGGTCAGACGATCTTCGATTGTCTTAGCCGGCTCCTCAACGGGCTTGTCCGTTCTCTCAACAAAATCGGGAAAGTGTTCCACGAAATAGAGAGTAAGCTCATACTCTGGCCTTCCCGGCGGCAAAGAGTTTTTAAGCCTGAAGCTTGAGATCTCATCTAAAAGACCATCTAGGCTTGAGCTAGTTATCACAACGCCGGAAGGGTCTTGGTAGTGCCATCCGCCCGGTGGGACCTTTGGATAATCTCGTCTTAGCTTAATCACGGCTACCAGCTTTTCTTTTGGACGAAATAAAATATGGCCTGAGAAAACGTCCATCCAAATAGCCGCATCCTTCGCTTAACCGAAACGGAGCACACGCCTACGCTTTTACACACGCCGCTAAATGACCCTTTAACGTTCTCGTAGAAATACGTTCCAGTCTTAAAATTGGATTCACGCCTGTTCGCCCGCTGCTCTTTTATTGTAGACCACTTTACGTTTCCAGGCACATAATTTCCATCATTCGAAATCCTGTCTATGCTGTGCTCTGGACTCGGCCTAAATCCAACGTGCGCAAGAAAATCTTCATAGTCGTAAACCCAGCGAGGATACACTGAGATTCCGCGCCCACCCCAGTCTTTATACCTAGGCCAGTTCTTGTCCGAGCACCTACGGTTAAGGTCTAACCAAGATTGTTTTTCTGGTGTCATTTCATTCTACGTAGTCTAGCGTATCCTGAGCGTGCTGGTCGTTCTCATCAAATAAATAGTCGGGTTGATCGAGCGTTTTATGCGAAACTGTGTTGCTGTCCGTTTCATTGCCGGTAGGTAGCTTTTTGCTCGGAGCTTCCATCATTCCGGGAATAACAGGCATCCTGGTTCTGATCAACTGAGGCAACATAATAAACGCATCAGCCTCGTCTGGAGAGACGCCCGCGTTACGCGCCTTATACGAGTCTTTGGACTCTACACGGCTCTTGTGATCTTTGACCGTAGAGTAGCGCCTGGAGCTTAGCTGCCGGTACAGCGGCGTAGTTGGTATAATCGGATTAATAAGGATCCCGCAAACTCGCGGATCTAGCCAGCGCTTAAACGAAAACCAAAGCTCGGTGGGCAAGTTGTCGTAGACATCATTCGCCGTTCCCATATCGTCAGACAACACCCTAAGTTCAGTGGCTTTCTCGCCCCAGTTTATACCGAGTACATTGCCCCAGAATTTGGTAGTGTGGGACCAAACACCTAGAGCGTTTCCGGTCATATCAAGACATACGTTTTCAGGATCCACCATAAGCTGCTTAGCGCGGCCCATAAGCTCTTGAGTCATGGTTACTGTGTCGTCACTTTTTGGTAGGATGAAAACTTGATCTATCGTGAGGACGTGTCTAGCTTTGCGTTCTCCTGGATTAAGCCTATCTTCAAAGAAGACCATCTCGCCGCGCTCCTTACGCCAGCCAGCAGCTAGTCCCCATCGCGCCAGAACCATCACAGCTTTATCTCTTCCTTGAAATGCTAAGTCAGCCGAGATCAAGTTCTTTACCGCCGAAACGTAGACCGCTTCGCCTCTTTGTGTTTGTAGCCACTCGGGAGGAATTACCGTATTGGCGCTATCCTTCATAGGAGGAAACCCTCTGGCAACGTAGTAGGCTGCGCTGTTGTCCCCGCCTCGCATGAAGCCTAGATAGGCCTGGTACGTGATGAATCCAGGGTACACTGTTTTTCTCTGCACAATATTTTCGAATCGGGAAGCATCCAGTCTTAGTACCTGATAGCCGGACTTAGCTTGGTAATAGTGCAATGTCTCAATTTGATCAGGGTGGTATCCCTCGGGTGGCTCTGCCATCTCTACGGCGCGCCTAGATAGATCGACCGGATTGAAGGGCACAATTATCTTTATGGCATCTAGTCCATCCATTGATGCTTCGATCGTTTGAAGGTCACCGTAACCAGCCGACGGCACATCCTGTCCCTCGTCCACAAGAATTCTAAGCCTTGAGAGGTAACCGAATTTTGGATGAGGATGCTTGCGAATGGATTTCACTTTATGGCCCCGTAGACCACCAGACGAAATGACGCCCTGTTTCACTGCGATACCAGATATACCCATCTCCGAGATCCATCCTTTAACCCCGATATACATGTCATTATCTCGTATGGTTAGATCATGCTTCAACGGTATCGACATAGTTTTAAACAGCGCCGAGATATGCGAGTGAAGGTTCTTGCGCAAGTTGTCCTCATTTGCGCTTACCAGCTTTATGTTGGTGTAGAACGGGTCGCGTAGGAAATCTAGTGTAAAAAATATGCCAGCAGAATACGTCTTACTAAGAGAGGAACCAGCCATAATTAGCAATTTGTTGTTATCATGAATTGCTTTGAAAATCTGCTGAGTCACAGACGGGCGGGGATCGAACTGAGTTCTACTCCAGAGTAATCCTGCCGCTGTTAGGTAATCATCGGAATCGAGTAGGTTCTGAAGCAGAGTGCGAATTACTACGTCCGCCTCTTTCTGTTCGGTTACGACTAGATCTACCTCATCGGCACGTAGGGCTAGGCTTGCCGCGGCTGGCCAGTCACCAGCAGAAAGCGCCTCATGAACTATCGCTACTTGTTCTAAGTTAATGGTCAGTTCCTCTCTGGATCAATCGGCGCACTCACGCCAGCGGGCGTAAACACTCCGTCCTTGTACTCTAGTGCTAGTTCCTCGCGTATGCTTACCGCGTTTTCACGAGCAAACTCGTCCATTAGTTTCTCTACCTCTAACCGGGACATGCATAGCTTTTGGCGTAGTGCTTCAGCCATTACCATGCAGACTCGGTGAGACATGGTGGCGTGCGCTAGATGTTTCTCTAGCTGTTCCATCGCTTCTACCATTGCTTGCTGTTGGCCTAGCGTCATGCTCATGGTTTTGTCTCCAGCATTGTCTTATCTGCTTCGTATTCGGTAATAGCTTTCTTAGCTGTTTCAATTGCCCATTGTCTATGTATTTCCTGATAATCGCGGGATAGCGTATCGTCACCCCAAATACACCGCATTTGCTTTTCGCAATATTCCAATGCCCTCTTAAGATTGTCGGCGGTCTTCATTCTGGTTTTTGTTCAGGTTTAACGATAGGCGGCATCTCTCCGTTCGCAATGGTTTCTTTGAGCTTCATCAACTGTTCCTTCATGCCGTCAGCCGCGCCCAAAAACTCCGACATATCTATCTTTCCTTCGGCGTCTCGTTCTACGTGAGCGTTGATGAACTTGCTGGTGATCTCCTCTACTTTCTCTTGGCTCAAGTTGTACTCCGAGCGTACTGCTTCGACCATAACCAGGAGAATGCGTAGATTTCCCTCTAGCTTTTGGATGGCCGCTTTCTGTGCGCGGATTGTCTCACGCAGCGTTTTCTTTGTGACGGTATTGATGGGTTGGATCGGTTGAATCATTTGAGTAGTCCTAGTTCTCTGGCTATCTTTGGGTTGTTGTGAATAAAAGTGTGGCACTCGCGACATACCGCTAGCCAGGTAGATGTGTCGTTTAGGTATGGCCCGCGCTTATTGATATGATGAACATCGCATGAGGCACCCATACAGGAAAGCACTCCTGGTACAACTATCTCCACTTCGCAGAACGGGTGCTCGGCAAGGAAGTCTTTCCTTCGCTGTCGGTAGGTTTCATACGCCTTGGCCATCTTCTTGGACACGCGCTTTAGCTGCGTCCGCTTAAGTGGTTTTGTACTTCTTTTGAGAGGGGAACGCTTCATTTTTTCTTTGAACTTGTGTAGTACACGGCGAAGTCTCTTTCCAAGAAAAACTCCTTACCACACTCAACGCATTCCACTTCGGCTGAATCGGTGTGTCCTCTTCCGAAGAATTCGTGCGACGCATCGTGTTCGTGACCACAGTATGGGCATATGGCTTCATCCGTGTTTACATGATCTATTTCTTTTTCTGGTTTCATCGTTCTACTTGGTCTATGTCGTGTTGACGGTTAGGATCTCGCTTGGCTAGCTCGCGAATAATCCAGTCGGTAAATCTTTGACGTGCGATCTGGATATGCTTACATGAAACCCACTTTCCTTTTTTAACTTTAGGCCCAACAGTCGTGATCCACCACCTGCATTGGCAAGATCCACGGCAACCGAACGCGCCAAGGTTAACGACATATGGAGCATGGACCGATTCACTTGAGGGTATCTGCCATTCTAACGGTCCGTTGAAAGGCTCGTAGATAATCGGCTCCCCTGGTTCACGCGACTGAACGGGTTGTGTGTGCATTGGCTAAGATGTCTTGATTTACTCCGCCACTCCATAGCTCAGGATGGTTTAACCACCAACTATCGTACTTGATCAGAAACTTGTCCGCGTAGTACGACCTGATGTAAAACCCAAAGGCCGGTCTCTGGCCGTGTTTCTTACTGAAGTACGCCACACGAAGCTCCTCCCATTCTGGTATGCAGGTGGGATTGTCGTCAACGTACCGGCTGAACTCTGTGCGATTCGTGGCTATTCGTTTGCGCCGATTCATACAGGTATGTCGTTTTGAAAGTCTACGGTTTCATTGAGCACGTCCGCGATCTCCCACGGTCCGTTTGCCCAAAAGTCGCGCTCAGCAGCCCACAGCCAAGCATGAGCAACAGTCTCCTTCCATGCTTTCTCGGCATCCTCATCCGACCATAGCTGAGCTATTGGAGCTTTAGGCTCGTTGCTATCGACGATGAGCGACATAAGCCTAGGCGTTTCGCAGCAGTTCTTCTTGGCCCAGGTTTTGGCATAGAAACTTAATTGTCTTGCCCAACTTGAATAGAAAGCCGGTTTGGCTTTTACGTCCTGAGATTTGTAGTCGATGACCAGAAGTCCGTGTGTCTTGTGCCTGACAACTTTATCTAGGGTTCCAGCTACCGCTATCTGATCATTGGCCAGCACGAGCTCAGATCCAATAATCTCTACGATGTTAGCGTCATGCCAAGCAGCATATTTTTCAAAGTATGGGATAATCTGGAGGTCCATTGGATACTGAGGAAAATGCTGGAGCGCATCATGCAATCTCGTACCAAAATCGGCGGCAGTCTCGGCAATCTTTCCAGACGCTTTCTTAATTCGATCTACGTAAGCCTTGAGGTCCTCCCACTCCATCTTTGGATAAGCGATGGTTGCCTTAATGATCTCCCCCTCAATCCACCTGGTAAGTCCAGGGTTTACTCGAATTGCTTTTTCTATCGTAGTGATTGAGCAGTAAAGCCCCATCTTTCGAGCATCACGCAAATCTGAATCGTGATGCGTAGTTATTGTTCCATCTGGATTCGGTTTGTACCAATGGCTCATAGGTTTTTAGTTTGAGTTGCTAGCTGGTAAATCGTCTTTCTGTCTAAGCGCTCGCTTAAGGGGGCGTATAAGTTCGTCCGGGCGAAACATTAGGTCCTGTACACCGTGCTCGGGGAACTCTAATTTGGTGGCCAGATATTCCTTCTGTTCGTTGCCGCGTGGCCGCTTATTCTTGACCTTGGTAAGTTTACCTAAGTTATTGTTTTCCATATACATCAGAATGGCACGTCCTCTCCGTCTTCCTGACTAGCTGGAAACGCTGAGCCTCCAGGCCCAGGATTCGGCTTAGGTCGCGGCTGAGGAATAGCGCGCTCAAAGGATTCAATACCTGCTGTGTCTGCTTGGGTATAACCAACTGCATGGTCGTTAACCACAAGGTCTCCGCGCTCCAGTCGTTGGGAAACGCCAATGATCCCAGAAGCTAAGCGGTGAACGGCACCGAACAAAGCATCGTCAGCAAACTTACCGTCTTTAACGGCTCCAGATGCAATCAGAATATCAATTGCCGCCTTAACGCTCATACCCACAGTCTGACCGTTAACTGAATTAGGAAACGCCTGTGCGTAGGTCATCAATGGCATATCTTTCTGCGGCGGTTGCTTTATCGCAGGCTTAGGCACGAACGGCGCTTGCTGCTGAGCTTGTGGTGGTGCCGCGACCGGAGCCTGCTGTTGCGGAGCTGGAACGCCCTTGCTGGATTCGTAGGTATCTTTGTCGTGCAGCGTGGCCACGCCAGATATGCTCAGATTCTTGTACGTCTTGGATCCATCCTGGCTCGGCTTCTCCTTAATCTGTACCCCAGCGATCTTGTTGTTCCCCGTCTTATTGGAGACGAAGATAACGTGCTGCCCGCGCCACGGCGATAAGTCCTGCATGCCCCAGGCGTCTCCAAACAGCCAGTCATTTCCTTCCTGGATTTTGAAGCTTTGTACTGTGGTAGGCCCCTTAGCACCTTGCACCTGCTTGTGCTCCTTTACTTCAACAAGTGTTCCTTGAACACCCGGAATCACCATTGCTGGCATCTCCTTAATTTGCTTAATCGTCAATAATGCTGTACTCATTGACGCGAATCATTTCGATTGCGCAATCAGAGTCAAGCAATAAACTAACGCGAACGAACAATCAAACCATCACGGAACACCAGCGGGCTGTCTTGACCTCAAATAATTCATTTGTTGCAGGACCTTCCTAGTCAAATATCCTTTTGACTTCTGATCTCGCAGGTATTGTTGCGCCTCTTCCGGCGAAAGATTCGAGATTCGGTTAAGGTAAAACTGAGCACGTTCTCCTTCGGCGACATTGAACTTACTTTCAACGTCCGACTTCTGTTGGCCTTGGAGCTTCTGTTTAACTGCGGTGCGGATCTCGTTCTTGAGAAGCTGGGCTTGCAGTGGGTTCTCTCGGATGGCCTGCTGGATCTCTGGCGTTTGAATGTGGGCCCTAACTTGAGACAGATCCAATTGTCCGTTCGCGTCTGTGCTTCCTGCGATAATTGACTCGATCAGCTTCTTGCGGTTTCTGTTGGCTTCGAAGCGTTCGTCCTGAGCCTCGTGGAGCGCGCCTGTGTCTTCGCTCAGCGGAGTCGCCCTACGTAGACCACCAGCGCCAGCAAGATCCATCAGCATGTTTCCGACTCCAGGTAGAATTGATTCTCCTGGACCAAACGCCTCCTCTCCGGCTTTAGGCGTAGCGGATTCTGCAAAGGCCCCTTGAACTGGATTTAGGTTTCTAAACGCGGCACTCGCATTAGCTCCAAGCTGCCTTAGCGTGTCTGGGCTTTGACCAATAGGAGTTACGTTCTCCGCTACGCGATGGAACGTTGGGTTATATCCCGTTAAAGCGGTGACTGCTGCGGTTGGGACTGGACCAGCGTAGGGGTGAATGAGCGCGTTTCTTACGTCTCGCCATGCTTGACCACCTACGTTGTTTAGATTGTCGCCAGTTTGTGCGCCGGTTATGACCGCTTGCAGGCCCGTGCTGCGCAAGCCACGCCGAAGCAGTGTGAGCTGTGCCGGGTCGAAGTAGTAACGCTTTCCATCGTCACTTTCATTTAGCGCAATCTTACCAAGCGGGGTTCCATCTGGTCCACCTGGGTCTCCCCAGGCCAGATAGTTAATCACCGCTGGTATGGCGACAAGTGTACTGTAGGCCCCAATAGTCTGTGCTGCCCTAAGCTGCAGGCTTGCTGCTTTGGATGCAGCCTTCACTCCTCCAGTGGATAGCCCGCCAAGTGCTCCGACTTGTTTAAGGCCAATAGAATTGAAGTTTTTACCAGCAACCAGGAACGGCGATAATCCAGACTCTTTTAGGATACCGTCATATTGACCAAGCAAACGGCTATTGTACTGACCAATTCTATTGGCAAAATCGCGCCTACCAGCTTCTGACTCTTGAACTAGTCCTCGATCAACCAAGGTCTGATAGAGATCATCTAAGGCCAACCTACCGGCTTTGTCTACCGTGTGGAGGAATCGACTGATACGATTCGTATCTCCTTCGTAGACCGGTCTGATACTTCCGATTTCGGAAAGTTTAGCGATTTGCGACCTAATTTCTGGAGTGTCTTTGATAAGGTCAACAACCTTCATCCCCACTTTCCCAAGAGCATCGAACGAGGATGCTATCGGCATGCCCCTAAACACTTGAGTAATGAAGTTTTCTCCACCAGGAGCAGAAGCGATACCAGCAATAATGTTGGCCCCGTGCACAACCGGATCGGTTAGGCCGCGCATCTGAATCAGGTTCATTGCTCCTCTGACACTAGCAAGAAATCCTTTTTTACGTAACGGACTATCTGTGTTCAGAGCTTTTCTCAACTCTCCTTCAATAGATTGATCCGGCCAAAAAAAAGTATTGGCGCTGCCGCTTCCGCGTTGCTCGATTGGAATTGGAGGACCTCCGTAACGACCGGTATCTAGGTCTGTTGGTTTTTCTCCGGCAGGAAGCGCTACGCCCAGCCCGTCTTTTTCAAGCTGTGTATACATGTTCCGCTTAGCAGCATCCTCATAGTTACCTTTGACCATGCGCTCAATCAGGCTATTGGCGTCAATGTTGTACTCTTCTGCGGTGCCCTTACGAACCTTAGAAAATGCAGACCTGCGCTGAAGCGGATTTCGGAGGTTGCCCTTTGGCGATGATCCTCCAGTAACTTCTTTGGCCTCTTCAAATATTGGCTGCTGGTTTATGAAAACTCCAGTATTTGGTCCTGGGGCAGCAAGCTTTACGGTTGGAAGTGGGTCTCCGTTTTTTAGCGCTTCTTGAATCGCGGCCTCATACTCTTCTCTGGAATCAAATCCTCCTGTGAGCAAATGACGGGCCTCGGCTGCGGGCTGAACAGTCTGCTTAAAAATCTCGTTGGCCTCTTTGATCTGTGGATCATTTAGCGCGGCCTGAAATTCGGCCTCATTCTTGAATACGCTTTCGCGTCCAATTGTGCTTACCACCTTAGATGCCTGTTTGCGTAGCTGCGTGGCTTCCTCTGGAGTGGATGCGTTATTTGCGGCCTCCTCCAAACTATTTTTTAGCCCTCTCTGCTGTTCTTCTACCCAAACAGAACCGAGCTTCTTTGAGAACTCCGGGCTTTTGTACTGACTTCCAAGCACTCTAGCCTGAATGTCTTTCGCTACATCTTCAGCGGCTTGTGGCGCATTGGCGTAACGAAACACAGCATTAGCGGATTCTTCCGATGCGTTCCTTAAGCGCGGGATATTCTCATTGATTATGTTGCGGCGAATAACATCTAGCTCTTGCCCAACCTTGGCTCTGGTTACAGCATCCGCTCCTTTCATCAGAGCCGCCGCTCCGATTCCACCAATGATTGCACCAGCTACAGTGTGGACTAACTTATCGTCTTTTTCGTTAGAGCCCAGGAAACCAAGGGTACCTCCGGTAGCGCTGCCAGCAAGTATGCCTAACGCTTTTCCTGTGACTGCGCCTTGAGTTCCGCCAGCTCCAATAGCACCCGAGAATTGAGAAGATCCAGAATTTGCTGGATTCTCTTCGGGTCCTGGGAGTCCAGAAGTATCGTACCCTTCCGAGCGCAGGGTTGCTTCATCAACAGTTCTTCCTCTTGGATTGTCGGGAGTTCGGTCAACTTGATAATACCGCTCGGACTTCGGTCCTGACTTGGTGTCATATTTCTGTTCATATAGAAACTCCGTATCTTGAGGTAACGGTTTTAAAGAAGTGCTCTTACCGCTCTCTACGGCATCATTGATAATTCCACGAATCTGTTCTGGCGTCTTTGTCCGCATGATTTCGCCAACCTCTGATGGCGAGAAGTCTAGTACTTCAAGAGCGCCTACAAGGGCTGAGTGCGTTTTCATTGACTCATTGTTCATGGGCGCAACAGCCTCCTGCGCTTTCATGGCCTGCACTTCTTGTGCGCGGAGCGCCTGATACTGCTCTCCAGTCATCTCAGACGGATACGCGCCTTTAGTTGGCGGCAATGTACTCGGTTCTGGAACGGTATAGCCCAATTTTTCTAGCGATTCCCGGCTTACGTCTGAACCTGCTGGATGAACCATCTTCCCCGCGTCATCATAGACGGGCTGATTCAAGTGGAAGAGATCAATCTTTTCGCCGTTAGCACCTTCCTGAACGCCAGAGTAAGAACCAACCGGAGCAGGTCCGCCCTTCACTGCGTCAGGAGTTGCTGAGTAATCGCCTTGAAACTTAGGAACAGTGTCACCTTGCGTAAGAGCTTTACCGGCTTTCTTTAGACCGGAGACGAGCTTATCCTTGAGCGAAGAAATAGCCGATTGTTGCGCAGTAGCCTCTGCGATCGTAGGCAGCTTTGGAGTCTGAGTAAGCGCGTTAGCTGCGGCCTGCGTACTAGCAGGACTTCCTTCAACGTGAGAAGCGGTTTCAGCTACGATGTTGGCAAGACTCGGTGGCTTAGCTGCCTTGGCCAAGACTTGTTCGCCAGCGTTAAGCTCTGGTTGAGCTAGCCGTGCAGCAGCAGTTCCGCCCGCGCCAAGCAGACCACCACCAACAGCACCAAGAACTGTATTTTGAAATCGCTCTTGTGGTGTATCGCCTTGCGTTGATCCAATAGCACCACCAACACCTACGCCAGCAATTGTCGGAAGAGCAATAGGAAGCGCCCGCCCGTATTGCTCGTTCATCCTATTGGCCTGAGATGAAAGCTCAGCGTTTAACGGAAGCGCGGTAGCTCGTTGAGCGTCCAGTTCTCTAATCTGCCTAGCTGCCAGTTCTTGAGGGGAGGTTTCAATCGGTGTAAGCGTGCTAGGCTGAATCTGATTAGCCCGCATTGCTTCTTGTAAATCTAGGCCAGACGCCTGTCTCAAAATATTCTGCTGCTGCACCGCACGATCAGCCGCTTGCTGCTCAAGTGCTAATTGCTCTCGAAGTGCTTGAGCGCTTTGCGGCGTAGCCGGGTTATCCAGAATCGCACCCTGTCTCTGTGCGTTAACTGCCCCTTGTGCTTCGGCGGCATCCAAAACGTTCTGTGCTTGGACTGGAGCCTGTAGCTCTACGGCATTCTGATAGCCTGTATCTATGCCCTGTAGCGCTCGTTGTTCGCCTTGAAATGCGTCAGCGAGCGCCGCGTTTCCTTCAGCTTGTCTTGCCGTCTGAGCATTGACTATTCCTTGATCCGTATAGCTAGCCGGAGCAGACTCAATTTGCGGCAACCGAGGATTCCTTAGATCAGAAATAGCGTTCGCAATAGCGTGACCTCCACGAGCGCCTAGGCCCATTGCTAGCGTAGGCAGGAGATCCGTAGAGTTTCCTTCGTATTTAGCCGCGCCAATAGGCAGTCCCGTATTAGGATCAATTTCAGCCTGCGTTGGGCCAGCCGTTAAACTCGATAGTTGATACGGAGCCTCTAGCGCACCACCCTCAAGGAGGCCTTGTGCTGCCGCCTGCCTAAGCGTAGGAGCCGTAGCGCCAGATCCAACTGTACTCACGAGCCCAGCGCCAACTATACCTGGTAAACTATAGTTACGCCAATTGAGAGGATCTTGACCTGCGCTTTCAGCGTCGATTGCTTGGCCCGCTAGTTCCCCCGTAGATCCAAGAATAAGCCCTGGGAGTCTAAGCTCTGGAGCAAGCGTTGACGCAACCAATCCACCGCTACGGACAGCAAGATTACCAGCTCGGTTAAATCCGGGTTGAAGCGTACTAAGAGCGCCACCAATATCCGCGTTGGATACCTGATTTAAAAGTTGGCTGGAAATATCCCCTGCCGTTTGTTCACGCTGCGGAGCTTGGCCAACACGCCTAAAAGTATTGTCGCCAGTCTTAACGATAGCGCCTAGATATCGGTCTTGAAACGCTTGGCCTACTGGCGCTTCCCTGAACTGCTTTGTGAACTGCGCGGCTTCAGATCCGCCTTGACCAGTAATCCCGCCAAGGACATCATACGCACGTTCACGAGCAATTGGGCTAGCCTGAGATAAGCTTAAGGTCTGCCCTCCTGCCGCACGCGCATCACGAAGGTTTAGATTCGCTCCGATATTAGGAGCTGGGGCGTTATAGGCAGCAATTGCCATCCGCGCCAAATCAGCACCACCAGATGAAGCCGGAGCGGCAGGCAAAGCCGTTTGTTGGATACTCGCAAACGCGGCATCAATATCCGATTGGCTAGGCGGATTCGCTCCCTCCATTTCAATGACCGTACCGGAGGGACCTGTTACCTCATAAGTAGGCATTAGGGTTTAACCACACGAATTTTGTAGGGCGACACGGGAGCTGCATTAGGCTGAGCTACTGGAGTCGGATTAAACCCGAGGAGATTATCGATCTCACTGTCATCTGGAATGTCTGGAGGTCCAGGGTTTGGTGATGCTTGGCCAACGGGACCAGCCGGAATTACGGGAAGCGTAGTCACTGGTTGATCCGCAGCGGGAGACGGCGAAGTGAATGAATTGATCTTATTCTTCACCCAATTCGTGGCTGCTGTTGTCATACTCTCACTCTTTGGCTTAACGGCACCCACCTTACCATCCCCTGACATCATTGCAGTAACTGGATCAACCGAACGATTCGGTTTAGCGTTCAGACTGATAGGAGGCAGCGCCTGACGCGTTTTAACGTCTACGGGATTTAGAACCAAATTGCCATTGGCGTCTACTGTCTGGAAGATCTGAACCTTCCCCTGGGCTTCAAGGGCCTTGTAATGGTTGATTCTCTGAGCATACAAGTCAGCCTGAGCCTTAGCCCGATCCTGATTAGTCTGAGCGTTAAGCGCTGCAATTCTATTAGCCTCGGCTCTCGCAGCGGCTTGGTCTTGCTGATATTCGGATGTAGATTGTCGAGAACCTATAAGGGAATTATTTAGCGCAGCCGTTTCAGCCGTAACGAGCGGCTTCATGTTTGCTGTGTAGGGACTGTTTGTACCAGTAACCGGATCGTACTGAACGCCACTTTCCTGAATCACTTGATCATACTGTCCCGTTGGTTGTCCGTTCGCGTCCAGCCTAGGAACCTGAACAATAGATTCTCCCTGCTTTGTCCTGAACGGTTGGCTCGCTTTGGCCGTTTCAATCCTAGCCAATGCGGCACGATATGGTGCTTGGGCCTGAGCCAATTCAGTTTCGGCCTGGATCTGCGCCAAACGTGCTCTCGCAGCTTCTTGCTCAATTGGAGCCAAAATAGCTTTCTGCCGCGTGTTTTGGATGGCGTTAATCGCTCCAATGCCAGAGTTAAACCCAGCAATCGCTTCGCCTGGTCCGCGCCCAGCCAATTCCGACCCGCTGGCGAATTGAATATTTGGCATCACTTGGACGCCGTACCCGGCTGTTGTGGCCATGTTATTTATTTTTAATCTGACTTATTTGTAAAATCATATGCCGTACCGGTCGAAGATCCGCCAGAATTATACGATGGATAGCTACTTTGCTGCTTATTGTAGCTCGAAATAGCTCCAGCTCCAACGCCGCCAAGTTGACCTAGTAATTGAGCGTAGTTATTTCCCTGCTGAGCTTTGAATGCTGCCGATTGCTGCCCGGCGTTCGCCGCCAAATTAGAATTGCCGACACTCAGGTTAGCTACGGCACTGGGATCAAGTCCGACAACAGGCGACTGGATGCTTTGTCCAAACTGGGCCGCACTCAGATACTTTGCAAAATCTCCTGCGCTCAACGCTTGTAACGCTGCTGCTTGCTGGAGTGCGTTTTGTTGCGCGAATTGGCTCTGCCCAATCTGCTGTTGATTGTTAGCGAGATTGAAGTTACCTAACGCTTGTCCCGTGCTCGCCGCGCTATTAATCTGGTTAAGCAAATTCTGCTGCGCTTGCTGACCGAGCTGAAGACTCGTTAGTCCAAGATCACGCGCCGTCAAATCGCGGCCCAAAGAGAGAGACCCAGGAGCAGTGTTTCCCGCATTAGCTAGCGCATTTCGCGTTGCCAAATTACTCATCTCCGTAGAGAGTCTTGCTGTTGGCAGAGTATTACCCGAAGCGAGATTAGCTTGCGCGGCGTTTGCTGCGGCCTGTAAACCTTCTGGAGTCGCGGCAGTAAAGTTCTGCGCATTCCCCTGGTTCATGAGGATCTGACCCGCTCTCTGATTGTACTGATTTGGCCCAAGCGCGGCCAATAAATCCTGAACCGAGTTAGTTCTAAGATTAGCAACTTCTGGCGTGTACTGCTGTTCTAGTGCCCGTGAGGTCTTGTAGTTCTGTAGCGCTTGATCTGTTGCCTGTTGCCCTACGGCGTTCACGTCAACCTTCCCGGCCTTAGCTGCGTCTTGTGCCGCGTGCTGCGCCTTGCGGCTAGCGTCCGCTTGTGACACCGTCCCTGCGGCTATTCCGACTACAGCTACCCCTGCAGCGACCCATACTTGTTGCTGTTGCAAACTATAACTAGAAACAATCTCTTCCGTATGTTTCTGATGCGCCTGTTTAAATCGTTTCATTGTGTCAGTTCAAAAGTGTTAGGCGGAACTTCGTGTGGATAGATTATTGTCCGCTCAATCTCCGCCACATCTTCTAGATCGGTAGCATAGCAAGCGGTCATAATCACGTCCTCATGAATTAGAATGGCGCGGCGCGTTCCAGGTTTAGTTATGCCGAAGTAAGGAGCCTGAATGTGAACGGATTCGTCCATGCCCTCGACTTCATTGAACCAGGTCATAGACCCAGTCATAACAAAGAAGGGATGTTCCCACGTGTGAATCTTAGAAGTAACGCAGATACCCTTTTTCATTAGGATTGATCTAACGTACATCTTCCCGTTTACGCCGTCGCCTTTGGTGAAGTGGTGCGTGACCTCTGGGTAGACTGGAGGATAGCCTGCCTGCATCAATGCCTCTAGGCGGTTGATCTTTGAGGAGTTAACCGCTCGCATGATCTTCTCGGAGTCGGTGAGTTCTATGGCGCTCATTTCATCTCCTGTAGGTTGAAGTAGTGGCAAATCCAGACTAAACGACCCGATTCAAGGTCTGTGCCCGGATCTTCCATTGGATATCGGCAGTGAAAAAGCGGTGCATTAAAAACTAGCGCTCGGTTATACTCGCCCTTAACGATGTCGGTAATTTCCCAGTCTTCCATGCTGCTTTTCGCCATGTCATCGCGGAGCATTGCAGCTGTCTCTTGATTTAGATTAGCAGGAAGGGCAGTTAGACCAGTTTCTTTGTGCTTCCAGAATGCCGTAGCCCCTTGATTTTTATTCTGCGTAAGGTAGGCTATGCAGGTGTAGGGTGCCGCGTGTGCGTCTGAGTGAATCGTGGCGCGCTCTGTGTGCTTTGTGGTGAGTCTAAAATGCGTCAGGTTTGGAACAGCGATAATTCCCGTAGCATTCATTAGCGATTTTGTGAGAATAGCGTGATTTCCGCCAAAGCCCATGCCGTCTAGGCTGGCCGAAGTTTCGTCTTTACCTGGAATCCAGTTTCCAAAGCCCGCATGAATAGCCGAGTCGCGCACCAAGCTTGGCACATCTAAAACAGATGTGTCTAAGAAATTATCAAAAACTTGATAGGACTTGATCATGCGCTTCGAACCATTAGCCCGCTAAACTGTGCTCCGGCAGGACCGCCGCCACCAACCAAGATGCCAGACGGGGCCGTTACCGTGATCGTGTAATCCAGGGTAACGTAAACTTGGTCTCCAATATTCATGAGAACTGGCCCCACCGTTACCGCTTGGGCCATTGCTGCCGATGGATCGGCTTGAGATTGGAGTACATTTCCAGCAATTCCTACCCCAGCGTTTTTAAGGATATTGCAGATAGTTCCAAGGTCAGTTGTGTTCGAGTCATCTGCATTTACCTGAAGGATGACGTTGAAGATGTAGTAGCCGTTGGCTGGGCAGGTATATTTGTTGCCTGAGAAGCAGCCGTCTGGATCTGCTGCGACCACGTTGAAGATAGGCGTAATCGTGCCGCTATCAGAAACAGCAATAGCCTGATGTTGAGATGACCCCATGACAACCTGGAACGCGCCCTTACCAAAGGCAACGCCTTGAACAGCGGCCTGGATGGCCGTGTTCATCTGAATCGTCGTAGAGTACGGAACCAGCGCAGTTGCAATCTTGTTATCTATTGCCGTGTTCATGTCCACGGTCTTTGTGTACAGGGCAAACGTGTCCTCGTAGACATCGTGCCAATCTCCGTTCCAAAAGTATTGGATAGACTGGGCCTTTCCGGTTCCGTTAAGACTTCCCCAAAATGTGTAAAAATTGTGATCCGGTGCGCCGTTCTGAAATATGTATCTTAGGCTCTGGCTCTCAATTACCTGAGGAACATATGAAGCCGTTGGCGTATCCCAAACGTACCAAGTAACTCCATTCTTAAGCCACGGGCCTACGTTGCTTGTGGGTGCGGTTGGTCCCGAAACGAAGAAAGAAATCGTAGTCGGTGATTCTATAGAAAGTCTGGCCACCAGCGCATCGGCAAACTCCTGCGGAGTGTAATCAGCGTTCGTAGGAAACGGCGCAACTCGAAAAGAAACTGGGATCACTGTGGCCATTGACTATGTTGTTTGGGGCACTTAGGTTATTTTCTCAACCTTATTTTGAGAAAGGATTTGAGATATTAGGCATTACCTTGTTAAGAGATTCTTTTCTCTTTTTACAGGCTCCGCATTCCTGAATTTTAGATCCGATCAATGCGTCTATGGTGCGGGCTATGGGTTTAGCAATAGCTTCAACAGCATCACCTAGCCCAATATTTTTAGAGCTTGTGTGAAACACAACTTTTGAGGGTTTTAGTCGCATGGCTTTTCACAAAGGAGCACACGTTCCTGGTGCAGATACATAGGTTTCGTAACCGACCAACTCAGGAACCGAATCAATGAAAGAAAAGCCTCCACCAATCACTGTAGGTGTGTATGTCAGTGTCTGCCAGTTTTCCCAATCAACACTGCCTATAAGTCTGCGATAGACCACAACGTTGATGGTTGGGTTAAACGCCCATCCCTCACCATCTACTTTAAACTCAACCTGCCTAAAACTTAGGCTAAAACTATCAGCCGCCCTAAGCTGCCTAGACGTAGTGCAACAACCTTCACCCTCTGGAGACTGAAATGCAGACCAGCCTGCGTCGGGATCTGGAAAAACTCTTTCGATTGCGTCTTCTTCCGTATCCTCATTGCTTAGAGTTTCGAATCGTTCACCAGAAAAACTTAAATTATAAGGGAAAATTTGCTGGCAATATGAAGTATCTCTTACCTCTTGGTAGACTGTTGGTGTTCTGAAAATAGTATATCCTGGCCCAACTTCTACGGGATCTCCAATTGTTCCCACATTGTTTACTTCTATATGTGGAGTTCCGGTATTGCTCCAAACGCAAGGAAGGTCCGGTCCGTCAATAACATAGTGCGTGTAGTGAGAAGTATTTACGGTGCAGTTTGATACGTCGTACTGCCACGTTTCAGCATTATCGAAATCATAAGAATCTGTTGTTCCGATAGCTACGGTGCAGTCCGGTTCTCCGTGAATACAGATAAGAACTTTCCCAGAATTCGTATTTGTTTTGTACTTCTTTGGCGGAGCGCTTGGCGTCGTAAATTCAGAAAATCCACATAGTGTAGCGGTTCCAGCCCTGTTTCTGCAAAGAATTGAAACCGTTCCATCAGGGGGAACGTTTCCAATTAATGCGTTATTGTCTATCGGGAAAGCTACGTAATTAAGCGATACTACCCTTGGCGCATAGGGAGAAAGCTTTTTGAAAGATGTGCTACTGCTCGATTTCAAAATAGTCCTATCTCTTGGTAGACGTAATTGCGTGCCGCGATTTCGGCGTTACGGATCGCGTCCTCTTGGGTCGTCCACGATTTGCGCGTGGCTGTGTACGACACCTGTTGTCCAGTAGCCGTGCTAACTTGAGAAAACGTAGAAGTCGCGGTGTATTCTGGTATGGGTTTATCCGTGTCGAAGAAGCTTTTGGACCCACATCCATCGGGCGTAAGTAGGTTGGGCTGAACCTCGTTGTCCTCGCACGTGCCCTGGTATGGCGTAGTAAAGCCATAGGAAAACATTCTGTAGGCCGAAAGCCCAGCAATCCCAGACCACACGATAAGTAAGCCAAACGACTTATCGACCATTCCCTTAAACTCAGATTCAATGCAGTCCTCATTGCAGAGCGATGGCTGCTCGGGAGTCTGGGTTTTCATAATCCTCATCTGACTCCTGCTACCTGCGAATCTATTCCCAGATGCACCGTACTTAACTCCAGAGTAAACCTGGCCCTTTGTCGCCACAACCTCCTTGGTCATGCATGGCTGAAAGGCACCCTTACTTCCGCCCACAGCAACCATAAATGATGTTTCGCCTACAATCTCTTTAGCCTCGATCTCGGCGTAGTTGAAAGTCTTGTAGTCCCGATTCTGAAATAGGTGTTGCTTAGTCTGAACAAAGGACGTGATTGCAACGCCGTTGTCGGTCTTATCCGATAGGAACGCCTCCCAAACCCTGAGATTGTTATCATAGTCAACTGATCCAAAGAAAACGCGCTCTTCTGATCCGATGATGCCCCGCGCCCACTCAATTGGCCTCCAGCCCGCCCAGTATCCACACCAGGCATTCTGGTTTCCTTCAAACGGAGCCTGATCTAAAACCCATGTGTGCCTATTGTACTTGTCTCCGTTAGGTACGGATTCAACAAGGTAGTTCTCGATAAAGCATCCACAAACTCCACTTAGGTCGTAAGAAAGGTTAAACTTTGAATCAAACATCTGGTTATCCTGGATGTCGATTCGAGAGCTCACATTACTCTGCGTTGCGCTGTTCATGCTGATCATGCCCTTAGCGCTCATCCACCAGACTAGGCCATACTGTTTAACGATGGACCGCGCCGACACGCATCCAACCTCGGGCAAGATCGTAACCTGGAAATGCTGCGTAGCGAGCCACTGAGTTCTGTCCTGGATTGATGAGAGAAGCAGTGTGCCCGTGCGCTCTGTGAAGCAAACGATTCCCTGAGGTATTCCGTTACTGTCCTCAATCTCTACGATACCCGTGCATTCATCTGGAAGATAGAAAGCGCGGCCTTCATTGAGGTACTGGGTCTCAGTAAACTTTAGAGGATTCCCGATGTCAGAAGCAAATATTTGGTTGCCGCGACTTACCCAAAGTCGGTTATTACTCCACTTCATCCAAAGGCCCATCGGTGTTTCGTCTAGGCCAATTTGGGTTACTACGTTTCCATCCGAATCTAGCAGCGTGCTCTTGGTTGGGTTAAGATGCCGCGCTACCGTACCGTCCCAGTATGCTGCGCGGGTAAGCCCATCCTGCATCATAAGTACAGAATAGGGATTGTCCTCAAAAATGAGTACACCAGCCGCATCATAGCTAGTCGTTTTCAGGCAGGTCTCCCACGCAATAAACTTTGCCGTAAGGCTGAACTTTACGCCCTTAAGTAGTGAGTAGGTTTCGAACGGATACGCCGATGTGTAGACATCCCCAGAAACCACAAAAACTAGATGACCTACACCTGATGCGGGCTTGTAAAAAGTTAAGCCCTGGAAGTTTCCCCTGGGTAAAGTAAACAGCGTTTTGGTGCCCGGACGGGTTTGGACAACCCCTCCGCGAACCGTAACGTTCATTGCGCTAACAACCATATTATCAGATATTTTCGTAGGAGAAACATAAGAATTCACGCCCAACGACAGGTAGTCAGATCCATCTACGAGAAGTGTTGTGTCTGGCATGATTCTATATGGCTTGACTAACTACGAAAAAATAAGGCAAATAAAAATATGAGCAAAATTGTTGATATGGCCGGTCATAAAATTGGACGACTTACGGTAATTAGATTTTCGCATATACATCTAAACAGACAGGCCATGTGGATTTGTGAGTGTGATTGCGGAGTAAAGACCGTTGTTGCTGGTGGGTGGCTTAGGAGCGGTAACACAAAAAGCTGCGGGTGTCTTGTTCGGGATATGGCGTCTAAGCGGAATAAAACTCACGGTATGTATGGAATGCCTGAGCATAATTCATGGCACGCCATGCATCAAAGGTGCAGTTATCCGAGTCACGTTTCGGCGCGCAATTATCAAGAAAGAGGAATCACTGTTTGCGAACGGTGGAAGGAGTTTTCCAACTTTTATGCCGATATGGGTAAAAAACCCACTCCTAAACACACGATAGAGCGAATTAATAACGATCTTGGTTATTTCAAAGAAAACTGCAAATGGGCAACCCGAAAGGAACAAAGGGCGAACCGAAGAGATAGCATCAGGGCAATTCATCAATAGATGAGCCTGTCGTTTCCACATTCAACTGGCCAGTCATTGTACAAAATCTGAGGAGGCTTAATGCCACCCGGGGTCTCTGACTGGGCTTGATTATTGATCAAACGGATCGCTTCTCCTTCGGCTGCTCGGCCTTGTTCAAATTGGTTATCTTTCCTGAACTTCACAGCCTTGATTGCCAAGAGTAGCGCTTCTTCATTATCGATGCTGATCCAGTCCTTAAGAGAACGAACCTTTAAGTCGCGCTTCTTGTATTTGATCCTAACCCAGTTTTTGGCTGCGACCCTTAGCCTGCGATAACTTGGAACAGTTTCGTTAGGCCCATAGTAACCAATCGAGGTATGGGGCGTACCGTCCGAGTTGATTGCTATGAGCTTAACGAATCCGTTAGTGAGATCCTTTCTTATTCGATAAATATTGTCGATAGCTCCAACTAGGTTGTTGGGCTGCGAATAGCCGAAAACCGTGGGAACAAGAAAGCCTTCCTCTAGTGCGCCAGTTTTTCCGGCAGTGTAGATCGGCTTGCCGTTAGACGTGGCATAGACACGCAACATTTTTCCGTTGTCTGCCGCGCTTTCCACCTCAGCGATCAGCTTAACCGGCCCCGAAGGATCTCGATAGGTTACGACCGAACCAAGTTCATCAGCATATTGGCAGGGCGTACATGCTTGAGATCCAGGCCCGTCGGGGTGGTACTGGAAAAACTGATTGCGGATAAGCGTTGGTTGGCCCGAGGAGTTAACCTCAAGGACAGTCCCAACATCTTCGGGGAGCGTAACGCATCCACTGCATACACAAAGGTCTAAAGTTCCCAGTGATACATCTAATAGGCTTTGGTCTCCTATGGCCTTTACTGCGTATGTGATAGCCGAGAATACTGCATCCTGATCGCACTTTCCTAAGGCGTCAGCCGCATTCTGAAAAATTTCATCCACGTACATTTTGATTGATCTTTAGACTACCGGTACGAGAATAAAATCAAGCTCATCGCCGATCTTCAGTCGGAAATGAGCTCTAACCAAAACCAAATAGGAGTTTAGTTTATGGCTGATGAATTGATCGTAAAAAGAGGGCATAACTTCAAGGATATTTCCGGCCAAAGATTCGGTAGGCTTACAGTGACAATATTTGCAAAAGTAGATTCTGGGAAAATTGCATGCTGGGAATGTGTTTGTGACTGTGGAAACAAGACCATTGCTCGTGGAACCCAGTTGCGTAACGGCCATACCAAAAGCTGTGGATGTATTAATTCCGATGAAATGACTAGAATAAACACCACGCACAATATGCGTAACACATCGGAGTACAACTGTTTTACAAATATGATTCAGCGATGCACAAATCCCAATTACACCCAATTCGAATACTGGGGCGGTCGGGGAATAACGGTATGCGAGCGCTGGCTTGAATCGTTTGAGAACTTCATCGCGGACATGGGAATGAAACCAACCGATGGACCCAGATACACAATTGAACGCATCGACAATGACGGCCCATACTGCAAAGAGAATTGCAAGTGGGCGACCTACAAAGAGCAGGCCAACAATAAGCGTCCTATGAAGCGTAGGAAGCAAAAATTGCATCAGCTATCATCTCCCTCTTCGTCTTCATCGTCGTCGTAAGATGAGTCGTCTTTAGATTCATTTTCTTTGAGATCCTGCATTTTCTTAATTGCAGCATCGAAGTTGTCTTCTAGACTTCCTGGAGCGCCAGGTTTCTCAATAATCTTCTCATCAGCTATAGAGCTGATCGGCTGAATCGCAATAACCTCAATTCCATTGCTATAGCAAACGTCACCTGAATCTTCCTCGTCTTCAGATTTACTCTTAACGTGACCAATACCTAGAAAAAAGAAATCACCTTCTGGAAGTTTTAGGTCGGTGTAGGTTCGGGTGCGTAAGCAAGGATACTCAGGTTCGGAGTCATCTGGCTTATCGGTTCCAATGAACATCGTGCCCATGCTTGGTACGCCGAGGTGGATCATATCTGATTCTTTCTTGGCCATAAAATTATTGAGAGAAAAGTGAGCTTCCGTCACTGGTCATGCGGGCGCTTTCGTACTGCCCCAGGGTTATACTTGCTTGGCCAGCGATTGTGTCTGATCCAGATGGTTCTACGGTCACATGGCCAACTCCCTTGTTTAGAACACCAAACGTTATGCCCGAACTCGCGGCAGCCAAAGGAAGAGTAAGCGTGATATTTGCTCCCGTGTTTGCCACGACATAGCCCAGCGCGGGGGTAAGCGTAGTGTCAGCATTTACGTAGGTTACCGTTTGTGCGCCATCCGTATTACTTTGAATCGAAGTGATTAGGTCGGCTAGTGTGATCTGGTTTACGGTGCCATCAGCATCTCGCCAAAACAGGATTGTGTCGGCTGGATCGATTGATGTCCTAATGGGATATGATCCAAATTGTGGCATAATAATTAACTAGCTTTCAGCAACTTAATCACAGCTCCGTCTACAAGGATTTCCACATATGACGTGGTATCTAGCGTCACTGCACCTGCAGTTACTTTACCCATACGCCAAAGGCCAGCAGCGCCAGAAGGAGCTCCAGTTTTTACTCCAGTAGTTACCGAAACAAAGCCGGTTCCAGAAGGTGTTAGTGTCACGTTTTGGTTGGACCCACTGCTTGTGAGTCCGCTTGCTCCAGAGAACACGAACGAAGTTCCATTATCCGCAAGCGTAACATTGCTGTCTTGGAACACTCCTCCAGATGTCCCATTTAGCCTAACGATAGCGTTATCCGTTCCCGATCCTGATCCTATCGCATAATCGCTTCCAGCATTAGCAATTGACAACACTCCAGTAGCGGTTGTATTTTTAAGCAGGCCGGTAGCCAAGTCTGAAAGTGCAAATTCATTTGTAAGGTCAGCATTGGGAAGCTGAGTGATGTACGTTGCCCCAACTGGGGCACCGCCGCTGCCGCCACCACCTGAACTTGTGGCCGATAGCGTTGTGCCTACGATCTGAAGCCCGTCTCCAATGGAAAGAAATTTGATTGCTGCCGCGCTATTATCCCAAAAAACAATCGAGTCTTGGCCGGGACTAGTCAGGCTTGATCCCGTTCCGCCCTTAGCAATTGGAACCACGCCAGGAATAACTGTAAGCGAAAGGCTTGCCTCGACATCTTGAAATTCAATCTGCTTTACGCCGCCAACTGGTTGGCTAATGAGAAACGTATCGGTCGGCGCGATAATCGTTACCTGGGGATATGAGGCGAATTGCGGCACGTTAGGTAATGATAGTTAAGATAGGTTGGCCGCTTTGATCGGTAATCACTCCGCAGTCTTCATCAAAAAGCCTAGAACTTACGGTGAATCCCCCTGTGCTTGGGTTGTATTCCGTAACGTACTGATCGTCTGAGCACTCGATTATCGGTGCGTCTGGTCGTTCGCAGGTAAGTTTAACCGGCAAAGGAAACGTCTGGCCTTGATCCGGATTTGTTGGGTCCGCGAACTGGCCGCAAACAGCGGACGTACTTTGGTTAGTTGGAATCGGAAAACTCATGTCTTAAACCTGGTTGGCGATTTCCAGAGTACAGCCCGATCTTAACGAGATACGAACAGATTGCGCTTGGCCGTCAATCCAGATCTCATTTCTTAAGCTGAATCCACGCCACGATGATTAGCCCTATTGTGGTGATGAACGTGGTAGCCGCGCCCCAAATAGCCGCCCGCTGCTCCTTAAACGTTTGGTCTCCCTTTTTCTTGATCTCAGAAAGTTCATTCTGAATGTCCAATTTTAGCTGCTCGTGATCCTTGACCAGGCCCGTGGTCTGCATGGATGGATCTCCAAGAAGGCGAAACTTGAGGTCCCGCGCTAACTCAACGAAGGGCGACATGGACTCGCGCAATTCTTTCACCTCCATTGCCACGTTGCCCATAGTAAGCTCCATCTTATCGATGCGGTCTGCTGCTTTGATGCTTTCCTCTCCCTGCTTAAGGATTGCTCCCATTATCCTGCTGTTCGCTTCGTGCCGCTCTTTTTGTCGGCGCTTCTCCAACTCATCAAGTTTCACATTCAATGCATGCGTCGAAAGCCTTTCATGATCTTCAGCCATAACGAAACATCCTCCCAGTGTTTTTTATTTTGAAATCGGCGGAACTGTGCCATTCGCAGCAACCGAAGTATCCAATGAGTCTGCTGTGATCAACGTATGACCCCAGGGCGTTGTGATCTCTTGTTTGAAGTTCTTTAGGTGAACGTCCTTTCCGGGAACTAGTCCCTGCCAATTCCCACTGACGCAACCCGATAACCCGAACAAAATAGCCGAAACGGCCACAATAAGCGAAAAACGTTTCATACGAATTATTTTAGATTTGTTACCAATTTTACGAAAAGATTAGAACGCCTTATCCAAATAATGGCAACGTCTAATTTTATTGGCAAAAACCTATGGAGCAAAGATGTCTACGTTTATATAGCCCTTCCAATTGATCGTCGTAGCCAGTCCGCCTGTGATCCTAATGCGAATAGTTGCTCCAGACGTATCCATGCTCGCAAGCCACAGTGCGGCTCCTGCGTCACGCTGGCCTGATAGCAACTCACCCACCGATCCAAGAAGAGATACGACGTTGCTGAAACGCTTCATCGTCGTTTGAAGCTGCCAGGAGGCTGCGGTTGAATTGTCGGACTTGAGGGCAAAGACATTGGCCGAGATTCTGAAGACACAGCCATCCGGAGGTGTCCAAGTGAGCAGCGTGGTTTGCGTAGATCCGGTAGTTTGAACGTCTGCCGATATAGCTTGATCTCTTATTCGTGTGCTCATGCTGCGGCAATAGTTGTAATTGTTCCAGAACTACCAATCCACTTAAGTGCTCCAGAACTTACAAACAAAACCCCGCCTCCAGTTGGTGTTGATGGCGTTCCGGATTGATCACCTAAGAAAATCCCTCCATGACCAGAAATTAGCTTCATCAGAATACTTGTCCCGTTATCAGTTGAAAAAACGATACTCTTAGAAGCATCTGACTTAAACGCCATGTCGTCCTGAACCGTTCCTGTTATAAAATCATTAGCCGCGTTAGCCGTTCCGGTTGAAAATTTAGAAGCCCCTCCCCTAGCGTATTGAAGAAGTGTATATGTACTGCTATTAATCTTTAGAAATGGCCCGGCTCCTAAGCCGTTCCCTATCGTCAGTGAGTTCTTGATAAATGCATTATCTAAAACCTGAAGATCGTTTGCCCCGTCATCCGTCACTCCGCCGACAATTACGCGCCCCTTAGAACCAGAGACGTACTTGATATATAAGCTAGTGGCTGGCGATGTTGGTCCGCCGCCAATTGCCATTCCTGGGCCACCCGCGCCAAATCCTTTAAATATTCCATCGCCAGCGTGAGCATCGGTTAGAAATTGACCGGCAGCACCTGCGACCCCAAGTTCAAAAGCAGCTGAAATATTACTCTGTTCAACCCTCATCCAAACTGGTTCATTTGCGTTAGAATCAGTTATCTTGAAAGTTGGATTAGTCCCAGCAAGGGGATTCCCAGAAACGGTAAGGCCAGATGTGGATCCGCCCCAAGTAAGATCGGCTGAAGCTCCGAACGCTCCTGAATTATTAAACTGAATCTGAGTATTAGAACCAGCTGGTGTTCCGCCTCCACCGGTAGCGCTTAGAACGCCAGCACTCAAGCTAAGTCCGCTTCCTACCGTAGCAGTTGTTACGTTTCCAGATGCATCGTTAGATAGTAGACCTGCCGTGGTGTACTTAGGTATCTGAATAAGGTTTGTTGCCGCAATTATTTTTAGACCTGCGCTCGCGCCATTATCAGTTGAGAATATAATGTTTTTATTTGCATCATTTCTATAGCACATGTCGTCAACGACTGAGCCTGTGATAAAATCGTTAGCGCCCCCCGCTACACCCCAAGAGGCGTTGGCAGTTCCAGAACGTTTAAACTGAATGAATCCATACGCACTGGTCTGAAAAGTTAATCCTATTCCAGCAGGCGTTGAAGTTCCAATTACGGTATTACCATTATCATCTATAGTGACCGTGCTATTTTGCCCGAGCTTTCCGGTTGTACCGTCAAAACGGACTACAGCGTTATCCGTAGCGCTAGCCGGTCCTAGGAAGTCTCCTGTTCCTCCTCCGGTAGCCGTCAACGCGCCAGCCGTTAACGTAAGACCCGAGCCAACTGTGATCTCTTCAATAGCTCCTGTTCCTGCGGTAGTTCTTCCAAGGATTCTAGCGGTTGACTGAGTTAGCCCGGACGTTGTTATCGAACCAGGCACAACCGCAGTAGACCAAGCCAGCATACCAGCTCCGTCATTATGCAGGAATCCAACCGCGTCAGCTAAAGCGGAGAGTGCTGTAAGCGTAGCGTCTATTGGCTGGTAAAGCGTAGCAAGGCTCGGAATGTCAGCTATGACTAAGCCGCGAAACGTAGGCGTTGCTGGTGCGCCTGTACCTGGCCCCGCCCATACCGTATTAGCGGCTTCTGTCGCTAGCGTTACGGTGAACGTACCTGCGGCGGTCACTGGCGAACCGGCCACGCTAAAGATTGCAGGCATGCTTAGCCCAACGCTCGTCACGGTACCTGATCCACCGCCGCCTCCACCAATTCCCATCGCGTTAACTTCGGCTACAGTCAGGTCCTTGGGGTCAGCAGCTAAGATAGTATTGTTGCCCTTCAGAGTCATTGGCGGCATTTTCGCCAGCTTGCCGTTACTCACCGCATTCTGGCTAATTGTAGTAGCGAGCGAACCGCCAGGAGTAGTAACGTCTCCGGTTAATGCTGGAAACCTAAGCGGCGGGATCGTGCCCGCAATGAGATCATTAGCACTGCCGCTCGTTGCAATCGCGGCCAGCCCAGGAATGATTGAGCCAACTGAAGTCCAGAATGGCTTAGCAGAATTCTTACCATCCCCTTTCTGAGCAAATACCTTTAGTTCCGCGCTGGTGCTTCCAGGAATACGAGCGCTTCTTCCTGGAGCGCTGCCAGCCAAAATATCCCCGACATTCCAATCGGTGATCTGGGTCGGAATATTTATATCAGCCATTACGTTACTGTAATATTGTAAACCGTGCCTTCGTAAGCTTCGATTAGTCGACGATCTGAATCTGACACGTTTCCAGAAATAACAATGATTTCAGCTACGTCACCATCCAATTGGGTGATAACACCAAAAAGCGGAAGGTCGATTCCACCGGATCCAGCGTCTATCGTACTGCTCTTCACGCCATCAATGCTGACATACGAAGAAGAGCCGTTCTGAACCATCACTTCGATATGCGGCGCTGAAGTAGGAGAAACAGCCGAAACTGCGTCTGATGCTCCGGCGTACGTATTCCATAGGCCGCTACCATTTATTCCGCCTGCGCTTCGTCCGTGCGCACCGCCAGGATACGTATCAAAAACCTGATTTGCGCTTAGAGCTACTGGCTTCCATACACAAATCATCATAGTCGGTGCAGCTGTATTGAAGCTCGCACTTGCCACGAGTCTTGAGAAGCCAGCACCAGAGAATCGAGCAACAGCCCTCCCGTTCATTATACTTGTCTTAAAAACTGGAACTGGATCGGTTCCGCTTTGAATCAAACTTATAGATGACGTACCTGAAGTTTTAGCCCATGACGTTATGCTCGCTCCATCGCTAAGGGCCAAGTCACTTGCTACGTACCGCGCCAAAATTGTGCCTGTCGTTATCGTCGGGAAAGGCAAAGAAGTTGGTGTTGATGTCGTAGTTCCAGGTGAGCTTGTCCCGACCGAATTTACAGCTCTAAGCGAGAATGTGTAAGTGACCCCATTTGTTAATCCAGTGATTACTTTGCTCGTGTCTACTGCTGCGACTGTGAATGTTCCGCCTCCAGGAGAATAGGTTCCTGTGTATCCGGTGATAGCACTTGAGCCATATGAAGTTGGAGGGGTTATTGCTAGAGTAGCCTGCGTATCTCCTGCCGTTGCAGAAATAGAAGGAGCGCTCGGAGCAAATGGAACCGAAGTGTCGATGTAGTACAGGAAGCACCAACTCATCTCGTGGCCGTTGTTGATAACAGCCGATGGCTTAAGAGACCAACCCGGCTTAAGTGCCGAACTAAACTTAAGTCCACCGCACGATGCCCAAAAATCGAATCCCGCAACCGTGGTCTTATTGGCATTGTTGGTTGCTGTACAGAGCGTCCAAGGCGTTCCATACACACCCTGGGCGTTAGCGAAGTACCAGCCGTAAAGAAAAAGATCTTCACCGCCGGAAGATGAAAACTTAGTCGTAACAACTCCATTGCCATCTGGCGTTGTTGGTTCTCCGTCTATTCCCCAAAACCAAATTCGCTCCAGATAATCGTACGTATTTCCGCTACTGGCTAGCCCGAGCACCGCAACGCTTTGCCACACCAACCATCCGGCTGCATTGGTTAGATTGAAAAATGTGATTATATCGTCTTTCGTGTATGTCTTTCTATTGATCCAGGAGACTGCATTTGATCTGAGACGATATCCGCTAACTACCCCGGGCTTGTTTGAAATCTGAGTGAATAGGGTATAGTCTGAATCTGGGTGGCTCGTACTCCCTGTAGGAGCCAGAAGCTTTATGACAATGCCATTGCTATATGGGATTGGGAACTTAAGACCCCCGCTCATGCCTGTTCCAGATCCACCCATAGTTCCATAAGAAATGTGCTGAGTTGCGGCGCACCTAGCTGATCCCAAATGACCATCCAGTGCCGTTAAAAAAAGTGTGCCTAGATCGGTATCTATATCTGGCAGTGCGGCCCCATCCGTGAATACTTGAAGTCTTCCATCCCACATTAGCGTACCATCGCTATTTGTGCCTAGCGTAATCCATACCATGTCCACTATCCCAGCGCCAGTAAATGTAGCAAGAGTTACGCTAGTTCCTACGGCTGGACACGGATGTTGAACAAACGGAGTTGCCATCTCCGAATTAACCGTAGAAAGCGTGCCGAACATGCCCAAGCTTCCGACATTCGCCTTGGCGTTTAAGGCGTTCTGAAGATCGGTCTGGTTCGAAAGCGTTCCTATGATCTGTCCCCAGATTCCGTTTCCTCCTCCACCCCATCCCCCGTTTGCTATTTCCGAGGTATTATCGACAATCTTCCTTAGGGATATGGGGAAACTATCATTTTGCTCTGATGTTTGACTCATGTTAGGAAATCCGTATAGTCTACCGTTAACCGAACTAGATAATCGGGTGAATCACTTGGATGCGGTGCGGCACCTGTCCATCCAGAATTCGAGGCCAATATCCACCAGTTATACGCCATTTTATAAACCGAGACTTGGTAAGTGTCGTTTTGGTCGGAGGTAAGTGGCTCTGGCATACTTTTAGATTGACGGTTTACCGGCGGTGTTCAACGAAGAATCTAATAAAAAGGGCTCGGACATTTATCCGAGCCCGCGCTTTCATAAGACCTAGATCTCTCGATCAACCGCTTAGATCGGTGACTCCCGTGCAAGTCTGCAATCCGAGTCCTCCGGCGCAGCGCTTGTAGAGAATTGGGATAACGACGTGTGGCATTTGCGCCTGATAGGCACGAGCAATTTGGTAGATGAAATTACCAAAGTCTCCGAAGGGGTTACAGGCATTGTCAATGACGTTGCGCCAGTTGAGTTC